CGTCGAACTGCGCTGCGCCGAGTTGCTGCCCAAGGCCCTGCAGGCCGAGTTGCTGGCCGGAAAGCCACCCGCTCAGGTTGCGCGACAGGTCTGCGGCTGACTGCTGGGCGTTGAAGAGGTTGGTCTGTTGCTGGCGGGCCAGCGCGTTTTCGGCGAGCTGTTGCTGCTGGGTGTAATCCTGCATGCGCATGCCGCTGGCGATGTTGCCAAGGTGGCGCCCCAGGTCGCCCATGGCGTTTTGCTGCAGCTCCTGGATGGCGGTGTTCCCGAAACTGCCGCTGGCGCGCGCCATGGAATCGAGCTGCGGCCGAATGGCGGTGTTGTAGTTGCGGATGGCGTCTTGGCTGGCCGCGTCGATGGCCTGCTGGATGTAGGGGTTCGAGCCGCTGTAGGGGTTGCTGCCGACTTGCTGCGCCCGCGCGCTCGATTGCCCGAGGTATGGGTTTGCCTGCGTGGCGACTTGCCCGAGCTGTTGCGCCCACGGCATCACAGAGCGCTGCGGCACGACGCCCGGCGTGGTCTGCCCGATCCACGGGTTGACGGCCTGCTGTTGGACCGCCGCAGCGAAGGACCCAGCCGGGGTCTGCTGTTCGTAGTACCCATTCCAAGCCTGGCTCGGCGACTGCCCGTAGCCGTAGCCGCCGGAAAGCGGTTGCAGGCCCTGCTGTGCGACCCACGCATCCGATGTGCCCGGCGCCCACCCGCGCGCCTGGTCGATCTGCGCGCCGGTCACGCCGTAGTTTCGGGCGGCGTTGTAGATCGCCCATGGGTTGTTTGCGATCCCCGTGCTCTGGATGTAGTCGTTGATCTGCTGGCTGCTGTAGGGCACGTTGCCTCCTCAGACGGTGAAGTAGTTGCTGCCGTCGCTGACCAGTTGCGCGGCTGGCGATGCCGTCGTGAGGGCCAGCGTGGCCGCGCCGTTGATCTGCCCGGCGGCGGCCTGCAACGTCACGTTGTTGGTGGATGAGTCCGTCTTGCGCACGGCAATGAGCTTGCCGGCCGCAGCCGCAGCGGCAGGCAGCGTGACGGTGCGCGCGCCTCCAGCGGCCGACATGAAAACCACGCTGTCGCCTTGCTGCATGGTGTAGTTGGCCGACTGCACCACGCCTGCCATCACGTAGCCGTCGGCGCGCCGGTTGTTGGCCTGAGCCACCAGGCGCAGCACCTCGTACAGCCGCGTCACCAGCCGGTCCATGCCGCCGTCGGTGGGCAGTCTGGGTTCCAGGTCGAGCTTCATTCCCTACCTGCGCCCTTGACGGCCACATCAAGCCCGACGATCTCGGCATCGCCGCTGCCGCTGACGTAATCCTGATGCCAGCGTGCCGAGCGCAACAAGTCGAACCGGCCCGCGCTGCCCATGGCGACAGGCGCGCCGGCCGTCATCACGTCCGCCTCGTCCATGCTGTGGCGATGCACCAGCGAAGCCGATGCCGGCTTGGTGATCCACCGCACGTTGACGCGGCTGACCAGCGAAACAACCTGCTCATCGCCGTAGACGTTGCTGGCAAAAGCCCAAGACGAAGCCGGGCCGCTGGCGGTGTAGGGCCGATGGTCGTTGCCGACAAGGGCAGGCACCGGGGTATTGGCGATCCAGAAAGGCGAGTCGTAGGAGATGGCCGGCAGGCTGTCGTACGTGCTGAACAGCGCGCCAAGGTTGTCGTAAGTGACACCGCCCTGCACCAGCTCGATCGGCATTTCGATGGCGCGCGTGACGGCGCCCCACCGCTGCGCGCGGTAGTTGTAGACGATGGCCTCGTCAAGCGCGCCTGTGGGCGAAGCGGTGGACGGATAGAACCAATACACGAGACCATTCACCCGGTCGTGCATCGCAGCGATCTTGTACTGGTACTGGCGGTTGAGCCGGGCAAAGAACCACTGCCGCAGCGGCGCGCCGATGGGCGACGGCCGCGTGCCGTCGAAGGCGTAGATGTCGGTCTCGCCGACAAACAGGTGCGCGGTACCGATGTTGACAACCGCCTCTTGGCTGCTGCATCCGATGTCGCCGGGGATCAGTGACCACTGCCAGACGCCGGACTGCGCGCCGACGTAGCTGCCGACGAAGATGGACTTGTCCTTGTAGGCGACCATGTTCGCGCCCAGGCGCCGCATGGCGCGGATGGGGCCGGGCGCATCAACCAGCAGGCCCGATGCGCACTGCGTTGCGATGCTCGGGGTCCAGGTGGCCACGTCGTTGATGGCGCTGCACCACCAGCGGTTGGGCTGGTCCCCGAAGCCGGTAGAAAGCCCGGTTCCGGTGTCGTCGCAGTTGCCCAGGATCACGAAGCCGGCTGCCGTGTCGCACACGTCGGCCTTGGGCGCGGTGAGGTTGGAGAAGGCAGCGCCTGTGGACCGCTGAAGCTGGCAGCTCTTGTTGGCTGCGATGGAGTCGTTGCCGAACTGGCAGAAGCGCCAGCGGTTTTCACCGGCCGCGTAGCCGCCGCTGCGGCTGACGTTGCTCCAGGCGCCGGAAACGCCTTCCTGCAGCATCGTGGCCCCGCCGATGAAAAACCGCACCGATGCGTCGAGCTTTTGCAGCAGCGCGGCGCCGGTGACGGCTTCGGCACTGGCCGGGTATGTGGTGGCAACGCTGCTGGACGCTGCGCGCATGCCCCGGAGCGTGGGGACCATGTTGACGCACTCGAGCATCGCGCCGGGCGTGGTGGCGTCCACGTCCGGCGCAAACCCGATCAGCGGCACCAGCGGCATGCGTCAGCTCCTTGCAAGGTCAGGCACGATGAGGGCGACGATGCGCTGCAGGTCAGCGTCGCTGACATCGGCGCCCTTGTTGTAGACGCTATCGGGGTCGTTGTTGGCTCCGCCCGTGGCAACGCGGATCGTGGCCTCGATGATCTGCTGGCTGGGGCCGGTGAGTTGAGCGCGTGCCCACGCCAGTTGGGCATCCGTCGGCGATGCCTGCCGCACGATCTTCGAAGCCTCGCGCCACAGCGCGACCTGCAGGCGACGCTGGAACACGGCATCGTCAACCAGGGCGCGGATGTCGGTGTAGGGGATTGGCATGCAGGGTCACCTCGCTTTGATCCGCAGCGCCGACCCGGCGGCGGCGGCTTGTGCGTCGGCCTTCTGGGCTGCGGCCAGCTCGGCCGCGAATTTGCCCTCCCACACCACGGCGCGCTGATCGTCGCCGACGAACGGCGCGGACTCGGCCAGCGCCGCGAACAGGTACAGCGACGGCCAGGCGGTCAGCAGCCAGTTCGTCGGCGTGCTGTTGGACAGCGCCGGGATGGCGGCGTAGTAGATGGCCGACAGGATGTAATTCGCATCCGGCGTCGGCCCCAGCAGCAGGTTCCCGCCTTCGATGCGGTAGTGCCGCGGAGAACCGGTTACACCAGCCGGGTAGGAGCTGTAGAACTGGTGCGCGCTCATCAACTCCAGCGTCCGATTCGGCGCGGTCAGGCGCAGCCGGTTGAACTCCAGCCAGTCGGCCGGCAGCGGTACGGTGGCCACGCCCGCCGTGGCGGAAAGCGTGGCGGCGGTCATCTGCTGGCGCGTGCGCAGCACGCGGTTCAGCCGCGACTCGGCCAGCGTCACGAAGTCGGGGATCTGCGCCGCCAGGTCGTCGCGGTGCAGCCACGACGCAATGGCCGCCTTCAGGTCGCTGTACGTCGCAAGCGCCACGGCTCAGTCGTCCAGAGGCGTGATGTTCAGGATGCCGGCCGCCGAGACCTGAATGGCCGCGACGTGCGTGAAGCCGGCAGTGTTGAGCACCAGGCGCTCGCAGTCGCCGGGCTGCACCAGCATGTCGCCAGCGGCGGCCGTCACGCCTGCGAAACCAAGCCGGACATAGCAAGCCGCCGTGGATGCCAGGCGCACGTATCGCGGCCGGGCGCCGATGCTGTTGTTCGGGATGGCCACGCTGGCGCTTGATGCGCCGGTGGTGATGTTCGCGCCGGTCGTGGCGACGGTGAGCGCGTTTTCTAGCTTCATCGGTACGTTCCCCCTCAGAGCTTGCCGGGCCAGATGCGCACGTCGGCGAATCCCGAGTCATTGCACAACCGCTTCATGTGTTCTGGATTGGCGACGAATTCGCGCAGCGTGACGCCGTTGATGTTGCAGTAATGCTCGACGAGGATATTGGGGATGCGCGCGACGTGGCGCCAGTCCTTCGGACCCCAATAACCGGCGTTGTGGCGCTCCTTGGCGTCGTCCACGATGGGCGCGACAAATTGCCCTCGCACGATCACAGCGCCCTCGTCTCCGTGGTCCACATACCTGGTGAACAGGCCTTCTGTTGTCATGGCTTCGTGAGCTTGCAAGAAGCCGGCCGCAGCATGCGCGCCGCGGCCGGCTGTTGGCTACATCACGTCACTGGATGTCGCGGATCGCGGCGTGCGCGCGCTCCTCGCGGCATTCGAGCGTGTACTCGCACTCGATCATGAAGTTCGACGCGCTGCCGATCAGGCCAAGCTCGTAGGTCTCCATGTCGCGCAGCACCGCCAGGGCCAGCATATCGGTGTCGAGCACGTAGGCTTCGCGGGTGCGGCTCATCACGCGGTCGGGCACGACTTTGATCTCGCCGAAGTCGCTGCGGTACACGTCCCACGATGCTTCGAGCTTCTTGTTCTCGATGCTGACGAATCGCGTCGAGCCGCCGGTGAACGATGCCGACTGCGCCTGCTTGAGGGTCGGGTGGATCAGCAGCATCGAGGCGTTGCCGCCTGCCAGGTACTGCATCCGGATCGCGTCGCGCAGCAGGGTTTCCGTGTAGGTGCGCAGCGTGCCGTCAGTGGGCGCGGTGTTGCCGCCCACCGAAACAGGAGCCGCGCCGCCGGTGCCCAAGCTGTTGTTGCTCTGCAGCCAGCCGCGCAGGCCCCGCGCTTGGCGCGTGGCGCCTGTGGTCAGCGTGGGGTTTTCGATCAGCGACAGCTCCATGTCCTTGCGCAGGGCCTTGCCCTTGAGGATGGTCTGGTAGCGAATATCGCTCTTGCGGCCGGCGGTGCGCACCTTCTCCTGCGTGAAGGAGATCGAGAAGGTCTTGCGCGCGATCTGCGTCTGGTTGCTCAGGCGCTGCGTGGGCGTGATGGCGGTATAGGTCGCATCAGCGCCTTCGGCCACCGCGTTGTTAGCCGGGGTGTCCAGCGTGTCGCGCTGCCACTCGTGCGTGACGGACGTCGCCTCCACCTTGTCGATGGCCGAGATCAGCGGCGTATCGGTGGGGGCGACGTTGTAGATGATGTCGATCAGGTCTTCACGGTTGCCGATGGCAGCCGTGGTCAGAAATGCGTTTGCTGGCATGGTGCCTATCCTTTGCTAGTCTGGCGACAAGCGCTGCAGGTAGCGGCGCACGTCGCGGTCAGTACGGCCGGACTTCATGAATGCCTTTTTGGCTTCCCGAGCCCGGATCTCTTGGGTTTCGCGGGGGCGCTGCACGGCGCCTGACTTGGGCGGCTGCAGCGGCTGCGCGTTGCGCAACTTCTCGCGCACCTTCTCGCGGTTGCGCGACTGCGCTTCTTCCATGTCCGCCAGGCGGGCCAGGTCGCGCAGCATCAGGAACGATCGGTGATCGAAGGCATTGCCGAGTTCCTGCGGGCCGATGCCGTATTTCTGTGCGACCTTGAAGACGCGGCCCTGGAAGGCCGCGAGCTTCGCGGGGTCGGCCAGCTCGGGCATGGCCTTGAGCAGTGCTTGGCGCTCCCGGTCCACGGATTGCGCAAAGGCCTGCTGTTGCTGGGCCTGCGCGATTTGCGCGGCCCGTTGCG